ATCTTATCAATGCCTTCCTCTGATGAAAAATCAAGAATGGATCCGGCAAGGTACAATGATCCATAGGTCATAGGATCAAGGATAAAATCCAATGGCGCGTGTACTCCTGCGGCTTTTCTCTTCTGCACATTGTCATAGTGGAATTCACCAAGCGCCTTCAATTCTTCGCCTGTACCTCCGAAGATGTCTGAACCAAACTGAACCGATGCCGCGCCTAAGCTACGCACCTTATCCGCTGTATACATCAAAGCCCCTACATCATCATGAAGAACCTGCGCGTTGTCCTGTCTGGCCATAAACTCCTGCATACTCATGGGCTGCTGCGCAAGCTTTTCCCACAATTCTTCGTTCAATACAGTCTTCTTTTCATAGAAGGGGATATCCTGCTCAACTGCTGCCTGCGGAACATTGAGATTCCGCGCAAGCCTTCCGGCCTTTGCTGCCATGTCTGGGTTCGTGTCACTAGCTGCAAGCAAGCTTTGCCTTGTGTCATCGGCTGTGCTTTTGTCCAGTTCGTCTATGATGCCACTATAATCAGTCATTATTTTTGAGCCTTTAATAAGCCTGCTTTTGACAAGCCTTGAATGTAAATTGTTTTAACCATAGCTGCTGTGATTGGCCTTCCAGCTTTATTAAGTGCTGCCTCAATTTTAAGCCTTTCTTTATCAGGGATATCATTCGCTTCAATTGCAAAGATATTTGGGTTCCGATTAAGGATACCGGTTGGATCATAGACCTTCGCCTTGAAGTATTCGCCAGCAAAGGCATTCACTGTTTGTTGGGTAATTGGTCTGCCTGCTTCCCTCTCAAAATCAAGTTGCTGCATTACATAGTCTTTTAAATCAGCAATTTTGGCTTTGGTGGCTGTGTCTGTAGTATCGGCGTTTAGCTCTACCTTAAAGAAGTAACCAACTGCTTGATCAACCTTATCCTGCATAAGCTTATTCTCTGGTTTTTGAAGAGCCGCTTGCTTTTGTTTCCATGCATTAAGATCCTTAAAGGCCAATTTGTCGTGATACTCGCTAAGATCCGCATTGAAAAGCTGTTCTGATGACATTGCTTTTATCTCGTTCAATGCCTCTTGATCTGATACCCCTGTGTATTTGGTGTAATCAATACCAAGCTCTGTTGCTCTGGCACGCTCTGCTGCTGTCAATTCTGTCCAATCGCCATTGGCCTGTGCGACTTTCTCATGAACGGAGTCCTCAAATTTATCGCGTCCAAGCTTCTCAGCTATAGCAATTTCCTTGCGCTGCGCTTCAAACATCTGTGAAAGCTCTGCGCCTGCGTCTGGATGAATGTTATTCAATCGGTTTACACTAGAAGATATCTGCTTATCCGTTGCTATTTGTGAGCCACGATTGATCTGTGATAGCCCTTCAAGCCTGTTCTTCCAGCCCTTAGCATATTTCCCATACTCTTCTGGATCCGCTTTAACCAAGCGTTTATATTCATCCATGCGTGCTGTCAGTGCGCCATCAGCATCAACGTCACCTTGCTTCATCTCCTCGATCAAGCTCTTTGCAAAGCTCCGGCCATGGTTTGCTGCCACGTCCATTGCCATATATTGAAGCTCTTCCGGTACGTCTTTGATACCGTAGCTGTCCCAATATCTTTCTTTGTAGATTTTCTTGGCTTCTTTGCGCGTAAGGTTGGCAACGTCAACATCTGGGTTTGCCTCACTATTGATGCCAAACTTAGCTATAGCGCCGCGTGGCTCATCTGCAATGAATTCGCCGCCTTCAATGTTATCCATGAGATTGTCAAGAATAGCATCTTCACCCACAAGGATTTGTCTCACTCCAAGGCGCTTAAACTCAAGCGTAGCTGCTGCCTTTGGCACTGCTCCATTAAGCATCCCTTCGAGCTTCATAGCTGTATCAAAGTCGAATTCCTTGTTGGCCTTCCTTTGCTCATACTCTTTTTTGGCAAGTATAATATTGTGTGGCCGCTCCGTTGCAATCATCGAGGTGATCTGTGCCCCGCGCATAGTGCTTTTCTCATGCTTCTTCTGCATAGCAATCTTATCTTGTGGCCATCCCTCAAGCTGTCCTTGGGCATCGATGGCCTTGTTAGTATCTATAAGCTTGGCTTCAAATACGTCTTCATTCAAATAATCAAGTGCACTCTCGCGCCTGTTTAACTCAATACGGCTTTGAAGCGATTCCTTCTCATAGTTCTGTGTTTCCCCAAAAGCGTGCCTGCGTGCAACGTTTTTGTAAGACGTAGACATATTGCTATAGCTAGATTCCATCATGTCGAGAACGTCCTGTGGCTCTCCATCCATTGAAAAGTATTTCCTCTTGATATCGATAAGCTTCTTTTCCATTGAAGCCTGTGAGCCTACTGCTGCCTGTCCTTTGTTTGTGAGCATGCCCTCTTTTGGATTGTAGACAAAATCATTCAGCTCATCTTGCATCCGGTTTTGAAGATCGATGGCGCGAGCGCGGTTGGCCTTATCCATGATGTCTTGGTTCTTCTTAAGGCCATCGGTAGCGTATTTATCAAGCGCGGATCCGGCGGTTTGCAATGCTTCTGCCATGCCACCACCGAATGCACCTGCTGGTGTTGATATGTTCTGCTTTTGTGATGTCACGGGGGCTTGTCTTACTCCGCGCTCACGGTTAGGTACTGTGATTGCCATGATAATTCCCTTATGCGGTTAGATATGAAGCGCCTGCAAGTTTTCCTGATTTAACCCTAAAACTTGTAGCACTTGCATTGCTTTCAAAGCCTGTCGATGATGATGATGATGCCATATCACTATACTGGCCGCCTACTTTTGCGGCTGTGCCAAGGATGGTTCCTGCTGCTGCAAACTTACCTGCTCTAGCTGCGCTATCTCCGGCCATCTCATTTAGATCTGAGCTTGCTTCATAATTAGACGATTGAATACGGTAGCCATACGACTCTCGTTCAGCGTTGTTTCTGATCGTGAGCGCGTCCAGCTCCCCAAGCATTGCTGTATCGGCAAGAGTGTCAATAACATCCTCGCTTCCGAGGTCAATTCCACGGGATGCGAAGGCAACGCGCTGTGATGCTTTGAGCCTGTTGGTAGCTCCTCTGCTATCAGATTCCTCAACCTTACCACGCTTAAGCGCATCTGCTGCTTGTCTGTCAGATAAGATCTTGTTGTTCCGGTCAACGGCTGCCTGATACTCATATCTTGCATCTGCGTCCTTTCCTGCTTGTATCTGCCCCATGGCGGTCATGGCTCCAGTGGCAACTGTCATTGCCATCAAGAGCGCTGGTGATGCTACTACACACATTTGGGAATATCCTTCTTTACATAGTGAAAGTTTTTATTCAAAAAACCATGAGGCTTTGGCATCATTATAGTAAAATTCATCCAATGAAGCCATTTCAAAGTTTTATCATTACCCTCGATCACGTAGTTATAAACTGTGTGACCTGCTGCCATCTCATACATATCATCCCTACATTCTCTCAAAAACCTGATTGAGATATCATCCAAGCGGTCTGTGGCAATCATCCATATCTGCCTGTCATTGTCGAAAAACGTTGCTGCATTGCTTAAACCATACATCATAACTGGAATATCGCTATCTGGTGTGAAAACACTGTATGCCTTCTCACTATTCTCTATGCTGTAAAGCAATCCCTCTTCCGGTAAAATGCCGCCAGTAGCCCATATCTCTTGCCTATCTATCTCACGCACATGATCTGCCATGAGTATACAATGGTTTGTGGTGGCATCGATGATCTTAGTTTGTTGCATAATTTGGTGTCATGGTTAGAATTTTCACGGGTACAGGGTAATCATCAAAGATGTATGGTGCCACATAGTTTCTATCCCATCTGGCATCAACGGCCATCTCCATTATTCCTGTGTGCCCAAGAATGGAATTTGAAAGATCATCATCTTCAAATTTTGGTGGTAGCTCATTCAATAAATCGTTCTCTCTGTCCTCGGGCCCTTGCCCTAAAAACAGCCCTCTTGTCCTGATAACTTCAATATCAATTGTCTTAATAGACTTCGGATCTCCTTTGCTTGCGCCAAACTTCCCTTGATCTGTATCCGGCGCCATCGGCTGTATCTCTACATTATAACCAAGGCCAATAGCAATTGTGCTGGCTGCGTATGGAATGGTGATCTTGCCAAGCGCCACGGTCTTTGGTGCTATGACATTGCCATCTGCATATACTGAGACTTCTTCACCTTCTAAGTGCCAAAGTCCCTTCTCCTCTGTTATTGCTGAACCGCTGTAAGACAAGCCACTATCAACAAAGAAAGCCTCTGGCATAGGGTCATCGATGTACTTTGCGAGGGTCTCAATATATCTGACTGTCTGGCCATTCACTGTTCTCTTTACGAAAAAGTGTGGAAGATCTCTGCGCTCGTCTTCTGACGGTATCACTGCAACGCTTTCCACAAAGCCATTTGTTTCGTGGCGCGCCCAGCCCCAAACCTGATGTTCTTTAAGGTAGGTGAGGCTTAAAAGATTTCCTGTGTCTGTGACTGCCCATACAACGTCATCCGGCTCCTGCGCGAAGGCCCAATCAATGATCTGCTGATCTTTCAATAGGTGCTTAGACAAGATAGATATGTCATTGCCATCATAGCCATCGGCTTCAAAAGTGAAGTTATAGTCACGGATCCTCTTGCCAAACCGTGATGCAAATAATGCAGTCCGGCCAATCTTAAGAGGCCTTAAAGAAGATGATCCATAATTTGTTTCCGGTACGGTTCCGGCATCAACTGTTGTTGGTGTCAACGATGTTCCTGATGTTCCAATATTCCATTCTTCCGCAGCGGTCATGGCCAGCAAGGTCTTGAAGGATACAAGGTGCCCGATAGCGTTAACTTCTCCCGATGCAATTCTGAATTCTAGTGAGTCATCATCCTTGTTTGGAATAGACTTCGAAAGGTTGCTGTATAATCCGGCTTTGCTCATGATAATAAGATCTGGCTTTTCATAGGTGCTGGCGTATACACGGCGTTGCTGGGTAAAGCTCACTTCCCCTGGATATTTGTTTGCACCACTGAACGGATTGTTGGCGCGTGGCGGCGTGTCGGCCACTTCTGCATCAATGTTTGTGTCAACAAAAGACGTGGTTTCTGCGGATCCTATATACCCAAATACGCCATTGTTGTTCTTATAAATATTGTACTTGATTGCATCTGTCACGGCTGTCCAAGTGACTGTGTTTTCGTTGGCTGCAACGGTTAAATTGTTTGTGCATGTGGTTTCTGCTGTTGGAAGAGATTCTTCATACTGCTCTTCTTTAACTGCCGTGATCTTATAGCCATAGGTGGTGGTTCCTGATCCGGTTGTGGCTGTTACACCTTCCCCTGTCGGCGCATCAATATCCGGCTCAAATGTAATTGTGGATAAAGTCCATGCTGTATGGCCTGTCCGTGTCAATTCCATTGGCGCATGATCTTTGTGCGCAAGGCTTAATATGTCTGCGCTTTGAGCATAACCAAGCTGAAAAACCTGAGCTGATGTATATGGCGTGACAATCTCATAAACTCGTGCTGCTGTACCGCCTGACGTATATGCTGTGTATGCTGTGCTATCAATATCATCCAGTGTGAAGTTATTGGCATCAACTTTGGTGACTTTGAGTTGTCTGCCATTAAGCTCTTTCATGCCAACGATGCCAGAAACATATATTTCTTGTCCGGTGGTGTATCCATGGCCAGAGATTGTAAGCTGTGCAGGGTCAGCCTGTGTAGCTGCTGTGATGGCCTGATCACTCTCAAGCACCAATTCCCCATCTTTTATGACACGCATGTATAGGTGGCCGAATTCTAGCACATAAGGCTGTATTGTAGAAAACTTGAATGGAATAGCAAAAGAAGGCGAGTCTTGTGCCCCTTGTGAAGCTGCAAACTTCATGCCAGGCCTCTTAAATATTCCACCTTGCGCCATGATGATCATATTCTTGAGGATCATGCAGCCTGTGCCGTACTTGTCCACGTCATAGCGGCCATACATATCTTCTGATAGCTCGCCTGCTGAAAAGGCTTTGTAGGTCTTTTTCATCGCACATCAATCCAATCTGCATCTGGGTACTCAATATCTGAGCTTTCTACTTCACCTGATATGATAGCTTCATTCATATAAAACTGAGCAAGCTGAAACATCTCTTGTGGCGTTTTGGTAGACTTGGAAAGCACGCGTGATAGCGTGATACCCATGTAATGCGCCAATGTCAGGTTAAATAATGGGGTGAAGAATACAGGATCTTTAACTAATCTGGTGTATACAAGGCGTGCTTCTGCCTGATTTGTCCATAAAACGCGCTGGTGAACCGTTGTTAGCTCATTGTAAGTAGATCCTGACTTGTATGGTGTGTCAGGGTTTGATGGCACTGACTTATGGATCTCAATTGCCTTCAAGCATCCTTGTGGGTATAGGTATTCATATTCCCATCCACTCGGCGCTGTATCTGTTGTTGGTGTTAAAATCTGATTTACCGTTGCAAACGTCCAATTGTTCATTGTCAGTAATGCTTTCAGATAAGGGAGATAAATCTTTGAGCAATGCCTACGCTCTGGTGTTTTCTCTGTTGGTGATATAATTGTCTTTGTGTGACCAACTGATATGAGGGCTAAATTGAAAAGGTCTGTGGGATCGTTTGCCATCGGGATTGCCTCTATATTATTTGCATAAAGGAAGGGAAGCGAATCCCCTTCCTTCTTTGATTATTTAGAACAAGGCTATACCATCAATCTGCGGCGCTTGTTCACAGCATCAACCTGATCGCGTGTGGCCTGTACTCCTGTAATCTCTTTGATAAGAGAAAGCTGCGGCTCTCCGCGTTGTGTCCACTGTTCAGCTTGATTGTCTTCCAACAATACCACAGCTTCATTAATAGAGGCAATCTGATCTTTGGTAAGCCCCTTAACTGCATCCGGTAGCTTTACTGGTGTTGGTGGGTTTGTTATCTCAGTTTTTTCTGCTGCTGCTCCGGCTGCTGCGGCTGCTGCGGCTTCGTCTGCGTCAAGCAATACTGATGCTGGCTTTACTTCCGTGCCTAGATCAACACCAATCACTGGTGCGGCTGCCTTCAATGCAGCAAGCGCGGCTTTAAGCTTTGCATTTTCATCAGCAAGCGCGGGATTAACTCCGGCATTGCTTTCAATTGCTTTGGCAAGATGCTCGCCAATACCATCAGTTTTTGTAAGCTTCTCAGAATAGTCCTCAATAGGGGTGCCATCAATGTCACATAGCTGTCCCCACATAGGATTCTCTCCCTCGGGCATTTTAACAATTTCGTCTTCTGCATAGTATACGTCACGAATGTACGCACCTGCTCTGTGTTTAACTAAGAAATAGGGCATATCGATCCTCTCAATAATGGGTGTTTAATAAATACATATTTAACGCCAATAGTAGCGCAGAAAAAAGCGGATGTAAAACACCCGCCTTTCCCATCTTCGCCATGAAGAAACTTTTAGGCCTGATCTGGCAATGTCTGTCCACCGAACGGCAAGAGCGTCCCTGTGATTTCGCCTGTCGTTGGGTTTGTACCAACAACATCAAAATACAAGCGCACATATTGCAACGTTCCGTTAACAAGTGATCCTAAGTCGATTTGCTTACCAAGCGTAAGGTCTGCAACTGCTACCACTACTGTTTGGTGTGTCGCAACGCCAGATCCAAAGGTTGCCAATGCGCATGATTGCACGCTAACATTCAATGTAGTAAGGGTGTTGAAAGCTTCCTCAACATGTAAAAGAACGCCAAGATCGTTGCCTGGTGCCGCGCCTGCGGTGCCAAGATCAATAACGTTTGTTGATGCTGCGTCTGCGGTGATTGCCTGACCATCACAAAACACGTTTTCATTATCTAGTAACATTTTACTGTCTCCTAATTTATCTATTGAAATAAAGAAAGAGCGATATTAAACCGCACTCTCATTAATTTAGTGCTTAAACAACGCGGCTTTCAGCGTCAGTCAATGCATCACACTTGATCACAGGAACGTTACGGAACGTTGTGAACTCACGTCCATGGATTTCCTTCATGCTGAATGAGCCGTTTGATTTCTCATTAGTCATGATGTCTGCCCATGTCTTGGTAGATTCATTCACAAGGAACGCATAAGTCAAGCCATAACCCTTAGACTCTGGGTTGCCTGGAATTCTGTTCATTGCTTGAATCATCAAGCGTAGCAATTTGGCTGATGTGTCTGAGCCTGAGCCATACGTGGCTAGGTCTGATACATCGATATTGGCCATGCGTATACAGTGGCGGTAATCCTTCATTGCAAGGCCAGCGTGCCACACAAACTGAGTTGTTTTCACAACGCGGCGTGTCCCATTGTCTTGAATGACCTGTTCGCCAAGATCGTTACGTTCAATACCTGCATTTGTGCCCATTGGGTAAATGCCGTGCATGCCACGTTCGCCCATACCAACCAAGTACACTGATGCATTATCAGTTCCAGTACCACCAGCATCAAAAATTTGATTTGATGTGTCACCGGACTTTGATGCATACCGTGGCGCAAGGCCAAGGAAGCGGTCAATGTTTGTTGCAGGGTTTCCGTAGAACAAAGTAGTGCTAAAGAATTGGTTCATTGCTTCTAAGTGAGCAACATCTTCCAATGCACGGATTTTGCCTTCGTTACCACCTAAGCGCAATGTTTCCTTATCAACCTCGGAAAAGGCTTCTAAGAGCATTGTGCCCTCATCGACTTGCTTGGTCGTTGATTTGGTAGGTGCAACACCTTGATTGATCCGGCGCGTTCCAACATTAGGCAAGCCAGCGCGAATAGTCGTCCGGTGTCCTGTTGGCAAGTTGCCTTCCATGAAGGGTAATACAGTCAGAATATCATTCTGCTCTGATAGTACCTCAACGACATTTGCAATGTCCTTAAGGTTTGGATCCATACGCTTTGAAATATCTGCAAAGGTAAGGACATCGGTTCCGAGTGTAGCCATTTTAGTGTCTCCTATTTTTTACTGTCTGGATACCATATATCTGCAAGCGTTTCTTCACCTGATGGTGATGATCCTCCTGCGTTAAAAGAACCGTCCTCCTTCATTGCTGAACCAAGCTGGTGCATTGCATTGAAGAAACCTGACATGTTCCCGGTACCCCATGAAGTCACATACTTGCGCTCTTCCTCACTAAACAATTTATCAATTGCTATTTGAGCCGTTGCGGTTTTCTCAGCGAAGGCTTCTTTATTGCCTTCACCAAACTTCTCTGTTGTATCTTTGCGCCACCCATCAACGACCTTCTGATGATTGTCTGCTGCGTCTTTTAGGTTCTTTGAACCCGCTTCAACGTTTGCATCAATCAACGCCTGAGCGTCTTCTTGTGTCACCTTGTATTTGTCAAGTATGGGCTTAACCTTGCCATCCAGCAATTCGGAATTCATTTCCATGCCTTCTGGTAAAACAAAATCATACTCTATCGCTTTGGCATCCTCGTCATCGCCTTCATCGTCTTTGCCTTCGTCATCGTCTGATTTATCATCTTCTGATTTATCGTCTTCTGACTTGTCGGCATCGGCTTCATCAGCGTTTGGAGACTTGTCACCGGATATATCGTCCGGTTCTTTATCGGCCTGCCCACTATCCTGCGAATCTTTGGAATAAGCATTGGCCAAATTCTGTATAGCGCCGCCATCTGTTGGCGCGCTGTTGTTATCTGTTGCGGGTGCTGCTCCCGCGTCTGCTGCTCCAGCGTCACTGGCTGGCGTTGTTGTGTCTGTCATTTTCTGTCATAGCTTTCAATGGTGAGTCTTGATCACCTTGCAGTTTACCGATAATTTCAGGGTCATGCAAGAGCGCGTGTTGTAACCACCATAAACCTGCCTGCTTCAATCCGGCTTCTCTGCCATGCTCGAATTCATGATCTGGCGTGGGGAATCTTGCTGGTGGCTGAAATATTTTTGCCTCATCAAAAAATTGTCCAAGCACAAAACGTATCTCTGGATCCTCACACATTTTCATCATGCCACTCTCAAAGCGCGCAGAAAGGATCCGTGCGATTTTCTTCGCCTTCTTCACCTGCTTGGGGTTCGATGAGTCGTATGGTTCGTCTTCTGCCATGGCGCTATTCCTCAATAGTTATTTC